CCTACAATAAATTAGATGCTAACCAACCTAATTTATATGGTACATTTGAAAAAGGATATAATCCAAAAAATGCATATTCCAATTTTAATTTATTAAATAACAGAAAACCAGTAAAACAATTCCAAACAATAGCTGTTCCTGATTTTGTAACATTGCAATATAGTTGTATTATACAAACATATTACATGGAACAATTAAACAAAGTAATTGAATCAGTAGAGTATGCATCTGATTCATATTGGGGTAATCCTGAAAGATTCAAATTTAAAGCTAATGTTGACTCATTTACTACAGCTACAGAATTAACTACTGGTAAAGATAGATTAGTTAAAGGTACTTTTAATATTAATTTAAGGGGATATATTATTCCTGATGTATTCCAAAAAGATTTAAATTCAATTAAAAAATATAATACAAAATCTAAAATTAATATCACTTCAGAAACAGTATCTAATATAAATAATGTAGCAAGCCCCGATAATTATCAAAACCCAAACAATGATGGTAGAGTTAGATAATTTTACTAATTTTAACCATATTTATAACTATAAATAAAAAATAATAAAAAAATGAGTAAAATCAAGTTATCAGAAAAAGAGTTACAACAATTAAAAGAGTTGCAAACTAAAGGAAATCAATTAATATTTTCTTTAGGACAAATAGAAGCCCAAAAAGCCTCTATATTTTCCCAACTTCAAGAAGTTCAAAATGCAAATGTTAAAATAGGCAAAGAACTTACAGAAAAGTATGGAGATGGAAACATTGATTTAGAAACTGGAGAATTTACAAAAACAGAATAAATTTTTGAAATAGTTTCTAATATTTATAATAAAAAATAATATTAATTAACATATCACAATGGCAGAAACATTAATATCTCCCGGAGTATTAGCAAGAGAAAATGATCAATCTCAAATTACTCAAGGTCCTGTAGAAGTAGGTGCAGCAATAATTGGACCTAGTATCAAAGGACCAGTTGAAGTTCCAACAGTAGTAACTTCATATAGTGAATATTTAGCGATTTTTGGTGGATCAGTTACATCTGGATCCCAACAACATTCTTACTTAAATCAAATAGCGGCTAATAACTATTTTAGACAAGGTGGAAATTCTTTATTAGTAACCAGAGTAACTTCAGGTTCATTTAGTAGTGCAGCAACTGCTGATTTATTTGCTATAGCTGAAAGTGGGGTTGTAGATTCTATTACATTAACCTCTTCACTAGATTTAAATAGTTTTAATATTACTTCTAGTGCAGGTAATGGTCCTACTGGTACTATAAAAGCAACTGCTTTTTCTTCTAATGGTGATGGAGAAGGATTACAAATTACAGCAAGTTTTACAACTTCAGAAAGTATTGATTCTATTACTATACAAGGTGGTGAAAATTATATAGCTGGTGAAGCAGTAACATTTACTTCCCAATCATTAAGTTCTAACAAAGGAGATGGTACAGATTTAGTTGTTACTTTATCTGCCGCTAATATTCTTAATAAAGTACCATTTACTTTAAGTACTATTTCTGAGGGTGAAATTATGAACAACTCAGGTGCTTCTCTTTCAGGAGGAGCTTTAGTAAATGGATCTGCTAATAATGTTAGATGGGAAGTTACAGCTGTAAATACATCTTCAGGTGTATTTAGTTTAGCAGTTCGTAGAGGAGATGATAAACATAATAATAAATCTATATTAGAAACTTTTAATAACTTATCATTAGATCCATTAGCTCCTAATTATATAGAAGCAGTGATAGGTAACTCTTACTATTCTGCTATACAAAATGATGGTGGGGATTATTATTTACAAGAAAATGGTAATTATACTAACAAAAGTAAATATGTTTACGTTTCTAATGTAAACCTTCCAACCCCAGAGTATTTTGATAATGCAGGAAATGCTAAAGACCAATTTACAGGAAGCTTACCTTTAATAAGTTCAGGTTCATTTAGTGGTGCTAGTGGAAATTTATTTCCAGGGGAAGCAGCTCAATTTAATGAAAGTATTTCATCTACTAATATCCAAGGTATAAACCCGCTAGATTATACAGCTTCAATTAATTTATTAAGTAATAAAGATAATTACCAGTTTAATGTATTAACAGCACCTGGATTAATTCATTCTTTACATAGTTCACAAGTTAACTTACTAGTAACAACTGCAGAAACACGTCAAGATTGTTTAGCAGTAATTGATTTAAGACCATATGGAGCAACTGTAGGAAATGTAACAGGTCAAGCTAGTTCATTTGATAGTTCATATAGTGCTACTTATTGGCCTTGGTTACAATTAGTTGATCCTGATACTTCAAGAATAGTATGGGTACCAGCTTCTACAATAATCCCAGGAGTATTTGCATTCACAGATGCTTCAAGTGACCCATGGTTTGCACCAGCAGGTTTAACTAGAGGTGGATTAGGTCAAGTAGTTAAAGCTGAAAGAAAATTAACCTCAGGTAATAGAGATACTTTATATGAAGCAAATGTAAACCCAATTGCAACTTTCCCACAAAGTGGAGTAGTAGTATTTGGCCAGAAAACATTACAGAAAAAAGCAAGTGCTTTAGATAGAGTAAATGTTAGAAGATTGTTAATTGCTCTTAAGAATTATATTACTCAAATAGCTGATAACCTAGTATTTGAACAAAATACAATAGCTACAAGAAATAACTTCTTAACACAAGTTAACCCATACCTAGAATCAGTACAACAAAGACAAGGATTGTATGCATTTAAAGTAGTAATGGATGATACAAATAATACTCCAGATGTTATAGATAGAAATGAGTTAATAGGTCAAATTTACCTACAACCAACTAAAACAGCTGAGTTTATTATTCTAGATTTCAATGTATTACCAACTGGAGCAACATTCCCAGTATAAGAATTAAAAAAATAAATATTTATAATAAAACATAAAATAAAATGGCAGTATTAGATCCAAACGAAATATTTTTTACAGCATTTGAGCCAAAACAACAAAATAGGTTTATTATGTATATGGACGGAATTCCGTCGTACATGGTAAAAGGTGTTGGAGCTGTATCATTAACCCAAGGTAGTGTAGCACTTAACCATATAAACGTACAACGTTACGTAAAAGGTAAAACAACTTGGAATACAATCAGTTTTACACTATTTGATCCAATTACTCCATCAGGAGCTCAAGCCGTAATGGAATGGGTAAGATTACATCACGAATCAGTAACAGGTAGAGACGGATATTCTGATTTCTATAAAAAAGATTTAACATTTAATGTGTTAGGTCCTGTAGGAGATGTAGTATCTGAATGGGTAATCAAAGGAGCTATGATTACAGAAGCTTCATTTGGAGATTATAGCTGGGATAATGCTGATGCTGCTCAAGAATTAACATTTACGGTACAACCAGATTATTGTATATTAAATTTCTAATACAACCAACCCTTATATACCTCAAAAAATTGCTTGGCTTTGCCAAGCTTTTTTTTTATATTGATATTTATCAACGATAAAAACGTTTTAACCAAATAAAGATTATGGCCGAATTTAAATTCCCAACAGAAGAAGTAGAATTACCCTCTAAAGGATTACTATATCCTGAAAACAGCCCCCTTAGAAGTGGTAAAGTAGAAATTAAATATATGACTGCTAAAGAAGAAGATATATTATCTAATTCTTCATATATTCAAAAAGGTAATGTATTAGATAAATTATTAGAATCTGTTGTTATTTCTAAAATTAATATTAATGATTTAATTGTAGGAGATAAAAATGCTCTTTTAATTGCTACACGTATTTTAGGATATGGTAAAAATTACCAAGTAGAAGTAAAAGGAAAAGAAGAAAACATTGATTTAACTCAATTAGAAAATAACCCATTTGAACATGATAAACCTGGAGTAAATGAGTTTCATTATACATTACCTCATAGTGGAAATGAAATTACTTACAAAATATTAAATGGACATGATGAGAAAAAAATTGATAGAGAATTAGAAGGACTTAAAAAAATATCTCCTAATTCTACTCCAACTTTAACAACAAGATTAAAACATATTATCACTTCTGTAGACGGTAATACTGAATCAAAAGATATTAGAGAATTTGTTGATAATTATCTATTAGCACGAGACTCTAGAGCATTTAGAGAACATATTAAATTAACACAACCAGACGTTAATTTATCTGCAATTACAGATAGTGGAGAGGAGGTAAAGGTGCCCATTGGGCTTAACTTTTTTTGGCCTGACTTCTGATATAGCCTCTCAAATTAGAATAAATTTATTTAAAGAAATACATGAGATAGTATTTCATGGAAAAGGTGGGTATGATTATTACACAATATATAATATGCCCATATGGTTAAGAAGATATACTTTTTCTGAAATAAATAAATTTTATAAAAAAGAATCAAAAGCTCATGAAGATGCTAAAACAGGAAAGAACCAAAAAACTATGATTAGTTCAGATGGTAAAGTAAATACTCCTGAATTTTTAAAAGCATCTAAACCATATAAAGGAAAGAGTAGCTATAAATAGTTGCTCTTTTTAATATTTATAACATATAAATATATTATCCTACATGGCTAAGACTCCGGATCAAATAAGAAAAGAACTTAAGCAAATTGCTGATTTATACGACGAATTAGGAAAGAAAAATCCTTTTAAAGGAGCAGACCCTTCCCAAATATCTCAATCCGAAGCTGAAACCCAAAAATTAGCAGATGCCTTATCAGGTGTTAGAGAACAAGTTGATAGAATTAACCAATCCTTTGGTGATTTATACACTCAATTAAAAAATACTACAGCTGAAATTGGCAAAGTTAAAACTCCTGCACAAGAAATGGAGGCTGCCTTTAAAGGATCTCTTACCCAAGTTAAAAAATTAGTTGATGAAGAAAGGGGTTTAACTGAACTTACTGTAAAGGATTTAAAAAATATCCAAGAAAGGGCTAAAATTAAAGCAGCAGATGCAAAAGCAGCAGCTGAAAGATTAGTTAAAGAAAATGGCCTAATGGATGGTCTTCAAAAAACAGCATCAGGTTATATAGATAAAAGAAGAAAGGGTTATAAAGAACTTAGTGATGCTGAAAAAACTGCTATTGGTTTATTAGAACAACAAGATACCACTTTAGATGATATAAATAATAAAATTAAAAAAAGATTAGATCAAGAATTAAAAATAAATGATGCTTTAGGTCTTGGTGGTGCTGCTATAAAAGGGATAGGAAAAGTTTTAGATAAAATTGGTCTTGGAGGTTTAGCAGGCAAATTAGGGTTAGATGAAGCCCAAAAAGAAATGAAGAAAGTAGCCAAAGAGGTTACTAACGGAGGAAAAGAAACTGCAGGGTTTGCTGGTAAGTTCAAAGTATTAAATGCTGGTATAGGAGTATTAGGTACTAATTTAGCTAAAAATTTAGTAGATCCATTAGCAGTAGTTGGTACTTTAACGAGTAAATTTGTTAGTGCTCTTAAAAATGCCGATAAAGGTATTGGAGATATAGCAAAAGGCATGAATATGTCTTATGAAGAAGCAACTAAATTTGCTGGTGAACTTAATAATGCTGCTATACAATCTGGTTCTTATAAAGTAAATACTAAATCTTTAATTGAAGCAAATTTAGCTATTAATAAATCATTAGGTACATCAGTTAAACTTAATAATGAAAATTTAAAAACCTTTGTTGAGCTTAAAAATGCTGCTGGATTTACTAATGAAGAATTATTAGGTATAAATTCATTAGCTATAGCTAGTGGTGGTAATCTTAAGGATATGACTGGTGAATTTATGGCTCAAGCTAAAATTACCGCCACTCAAAATAAAGCAGTTCTTAATGAAAAAGATTTATTAAAAGAGATAGACAAAATTTCTGCTGCTACTACACTTTCACTTGGTAAAAATCCTGCTGCTATAGCCGAAGCAGTAGCTACAGCTAAATCCTTGGGTATGGAATTATCCCAGGTAGAAGGTATAGCAAGTAGTTTACTTGATTTTGAATCATCAATTGAAAAAGAACTAGAAGCTGAACTAATGTTAGGCAAGGACATTAATTTAGAGAAAGCTAGACAGGCAGCCCTAGAAAACGATTTAGCAACTGTAGCATCAGAGGTAGCAAAACAAGCGGGATCTGCTGCTGAATTTGCTAAAATGAACAGACTCCAACAAGAAGCAATAGCAGGAGCAGTTGGAATGTCTAGAGAAGACTTAGCAAAATCTCTTTTTGTACAAGAACAAATAGGCCATTTATCTGAAGAAGATTATAAATTAAGAGAAAAACAGATTAATGAATTAGAAGCTAGAGGATTATCACAAGAAGAAATTAAAAAAGAATTAGCAGAAAAATCAATCGATGATTTAAAACATCAAGCTAGTTTATCAGATAAAATGCATGAAGCTTCAGAAAAAATAAATGATGCTTTTGGTCTGATGGCCATTAAATTAATGCCCGTATTTGATTTTTTTACCGGTATTGTAACTGCTTTAACAGAATCAAAATTCTTAGTTGGGGCAATAGTTACGTCGTTAATTGCTATGAAAGCTGTTTCTGCTGCTATAGCTATTAAAACAATGACAATAGCTGTTGCAAAAATGTTTGGTGAAAATGCTAAATTTGGTCCCTTAGGTGTAGGTTTTGCTTTAGCTGGAGTAGCCGCTTTAGGAGGGGCAATAGCTTCAATGTCATCAAAAGCAGGTGATGTTATGTCACCCGCTAAAGGTAAGACAATGATTTCTACTAAAGAAGGTGGGTTATTTGAATTATCTCCTAATGATGATGTAGTAGCAGCCCCAGGTGCAGCTGCTGCTTTAGCAGGTGGTGGTGGATCAAGTGCTAAACTAGAACAGCTCCAAGCCCAAACTAATGCTTTACTTAGACAAGTTTTATCTACTCAAGGTACAGTATCATTAGATGCAGAAAAAATGGGAACCGCTATATCTATGAACACATATGAAATTTCACCTTAATTTAATATTTATAATAAAATAATTAATTATGAGCATTTTAAATAAATTACAAAGAGATGGTTCAGTTCTATCTAGAGGAAATGGATCTACACCTGCAACCCCGGATTTTCCAGTATCAAAGTTGCATAATACTTATTCTTTAGATGGATCTCCAAACCAAACAGATAAACCATCACCATCAACCTTAGACTTAGAGGGTAAGACCCCAACTAAGTATATAGATAATTTACCTCAATAGTAAACTATGGGATTAGTCGATTTAAGAACAGATCTTAAATCACTAAGATTTGGAAAAGATAGAGTAGGAGGGGGCAGTAGTGGTCAACCTTATAGAACTAAACCTATCCCTAATAGTCTTAGTGATACTGATGTAACAGGAGGTCCTGACTTTTTGTTAAGGGGAGGAACTTTAGTTGTTAATAGAACAGTAGACGATGTATCTAGGTTAGCTAAAATGTTTATTGATTTTAAATCTCCTAATGGGATATTATACACAGCTAAACAACTACTACTTTCTAGATCTAATGTTCAAACTCAAGCTAGTCCTACTGCTTTTAATAATGGTATTTATTTACCTACTTCTACAGTAGCTCAAGCAGGAGTTAATGCTTTAGGAATTCATTTAAATAAGCAAGGTATAGATCCAACAGGGTTAGTAGCTAAAAAAGGTATTTTAGTTCAACCTAACTACTCTAATCATTTAGAATCTATTAAAAATGATAATAGATTAATTGAATTAAAAAATAAAAAAATTAATCAAATTTCTACTAACCCTAACGAATTAAGAAGTTATTCAGGGGGCCCTGGTTCTATTTTAGGTACTATTGGTAGAACTAGAATTGGTAGAGACTCAAATACTAGAGATGCCTTTGATATTTTAAAATTAGGTGATTTATTTCCTGCTCAAAATGTAATTACTATGGATTATGAGCAAATAGAAGCTCAGGATTCTAGCAGAAACAATCCTCAAGTCCAGGACTTTAGAACATTTTTAACACCCCCTAATACACAATATTCTAATTTACCTAAAACATTAGATTATTCTGATCCCTCTAATAGATTAGAACAAAGAGTTAATTTAGGAAATCCTGGTAAAAAAGGAAATAAAACTAGTTATTTATTAGGTAAAGATGGAACTAACACTCCTTTAGATAAAATAAATGCTTTACCTTTATATAAATCATCATCACCCATTGTAGATAAAATTAAAAATGATTTAGTTAAATTTAGAATTGGGGTAATTGATAATGATGATCCTAATAAAAAAACTTATATTCATTTTAGAGCATTTATAGATTCAATGAGTGAATCATATTCATCTAAGTGGAATTCAACAGAATTTGTAGGTAGAGGAGAACCTTTATATCGTTATGGAGGTGGATTTAATAGATCATTAAATTTAGCTTGGACTGTAGCAGCTCAATCTAAAGATGAGTTAATTCCTATGTACCAAAAACTAAATTATCTAGCATCAATAATGGCCCCAGATTATTCAGATAAAGGATATATGAGAGGTAATTTAATTACTTTAACTTTAGGTGGTTGGTTTTTTGAACAAGTTGGATTTATAGAGGGAATTTCATATGATGTACCATCAGAAAGTCCATGGGAAATAGCTATTCCAGGAGCAGATGGAACTGATACCACAACTGCTGGTATAAAAACAGATAAAAGTGTGAAAGAAATGCCTCATATGATTAAAGTAACAGGATTTAAGTTTACTCCAATCCAATCGTTTTTACCACAAATACAAAAGAATACCTTTGCTAAATCTGTATTTGAAAATGCAGAAGCTAATTTTGTTTCTTCTTATGGTCCTCAAAGATACATACAGTTAGCAACTTCTGCTCCACGTAAAAAACAAGAAGAAGATTTTATAATAGCAGATAATTATGGAGATATTAATGGTGGTGAAATTGAAGGAAATGATACTTATCTCCCACAAAATCAAAGTTAAATATGAGTAGATATAATGAATTAAGAGATATACAAGGTAAAAGATACGTTCCTAAATACCCGGACATTCCCCTAAATTTTCAGGATCAATATTTTATTACTACTGAGGGAGATAGATTTGATATTTTAGCTCAACAATTTTATAATGATTCTTCTTTATGGTGGATTATTTCAATAGCTAATCCTCAATTACCTCAAAATTCATTATACATTACCCCAGGAACCCAAATTAGAGTTCCATTTAATCCAGCTGATATAATTCAAAGGTATAGATCATTAAATTCGTTATAAAATGAAAGGCAGTATAATAGGAGAACCAACAGAACAATTTGTTGTAGATCAAGTTAAAGCCCGCCAAAAAGTATATGGTAGAGGCATTGATAGTTCTTCTGTTCGTTCTACTCAAGATATCCAATATATGAATAATAGAAATGCCTGGATTAAAATGGCATCTTCTGTTAGTGTAGTAAACCCTAATTTTAGAATACCTAAGGGAATAGCTGATCCCATTTCATTAGCAGGGAATAATTTAGCGAAACAAGCAATTTTGTTTAATGGTTTATCCTCTTTAACAGGTGGGGTAGATGGAAATTTTGAAGAACTTAATTCACTACAACAAAATCAAATCACAAATGGAGAACTTAATGGAACCCTTCACCAAAGATCAGGGATAAACACACAAAGTACATTTTTTAACAATTCAGCTTATGGGTTAGGGGGAACAAGTTTTGGAATACAGCCTATGCCTGGTATAACCTCATTAGAAATTGTTAATAAAAATAGAGGATCAATTAGAACCGCAACTATTCAACTTAAAGCATATAATAGATTTCAATTTGAATTAATTGAAACTTTATACTTAAGATTAGGTTTTACTATGTTAATAGAATGGGGATGGGATAAATACATGGATAAAAACCAAGAACTAAAAAATATTTCTTCTACTGTATTAGAAGATGTATGGTTTACTTCCCAAAATCAAGATACTATTTACCAATCAATTAAAGCTAAAACTGAAAAATACGAAGGAAACTATGGAGGATTTTTTGGTAAAGTTACAAATTTTAATTGGGAGTTTGAAAATGATGGCTCTTATACAATGAGTATTAAATTAGTAGGAATAGGAGATGTAATTGAATCATTAAAAATAAACCAAGAAACAACCCAAGATCTTAAAGATTCTATCCAAGGGTTAGATCACCCTAGATATAAACTTTTAGAAGAAGCTGATAGTACTATTTTTACAGAAAAGGCTACTACAATATTAGGAACACTTTTATATAAAAAATTAAATCAACAGTCTATTTGGACTAAAGATAATGATGCCGATTATTATAATTTGTATCTAGCTCTTAAATCTAACAATTCAAGTTATAAAGGTGTAATTGGGAACCAAGGAACTAATGCTATAGATTTTAGATATAATTATTTTATAAGATTTGGAGAACTACTTAGAATTATTCAAGAAAATTTAACTCCCGAAGTTAATTCTATAGTACCCTATATAAAGTTTGATAGTGATGTTGATTCAATATTGTGTAATTTCCAACCTAATTTAATCTCATTAGACCCAAGAGTTTGTATTATAAAAATGAGTGATCAAATCTCATTAAACCAAGAAGACATATCAGGAATACATCTTCCAGATTATACTAAATCATTAAAACCTTTTTTAACCAAATTATCAAATTCATCAACCGATGATGAAAATAAGTATTATATAACTTATAAACCCCAAACTAATCTTACTTTACCCCAACCCCAACCCCAACCTGTAAATAGCACAGTTATATCTTATGGTCCCTTTAATCAATTAACTAATGTTTATTTTCCATCAAAAGGAAATTCTGCCCCCTTACCTCAAAACGGAACATTTGTAAGTGAAAAGAAAGTAGAATCTAATTTACAAGAAGGAGATTTAATATTTGGTAAAATATATAATATATATCTTAATTATGATTTAGTATTTAGAATTCTTAAAGATAATGTAGATAAAAAAGGAAAATTAACATTTTTTAAATTTTTACTAGCTATATGTGATGAAATAAATTCTTCATTTGCTAATGTAACAGATATAGAGCCTATTATTAAAGATGATAACACAATTACTTTTTTAGATCAAAAACCAATTCAAGGGATAGGCAAAAGACTAAAAGATTTCCCTGGAGTTTTATCTCACCCTACAGCAAATATACAAGTTTATGGTTTTAATAAAGAAAAATTAGAAGGAACTTTTTTAAAAAATATATCTTTTAATACTAAAATAAGCAATAAAATATCTAGTCAAATTTCCATAGGAGCTACTGCAGCTGGAGTAGCAGCAGGAGAAGATGCTACTGGTTTTTCTAAATGGAATGCTGGTTTAGAAGATAGATATAATGTTACTTTAGAGTGTGTTTGCGAAGAAGGAGAAGGTAGTGAAGATGGTACAACAACTGCTACTAACACTACCGAAGAAAATCCACCCCCACAAGGAGTTACTTATGGGGGAAATGACCCAGTTCTTACGCAAGTAGCAAAAGATAGAGTTGTACCTGAAACTAACTTTCCAAAAACAGTTAAAACCGAAGTAAAACTTTCTTCAGATTATAAAGATGGCACAACTGAAGGAGATTTAGTTTTTCGCACAGAAAGTAATAGAAGATATATAGAATTTAAAATTGATAAAGATGGAAAAATTGAAGGGGGGGTAGTTATTAGAGGTTATGGTATTAATGGTGGTCAACCACAAACTCCTAATCCTTATAAATCTAATGTTACTAATTTAAGTGATCTAGATTCTAAAAATACAGTAGGGGAGTATTTATATAGAAATAAAGTAAAAATTAAAGATGCTTGGGTAAAAGCATTTGCAGAAGCTTATGGTACTACACTTCCAGAGGATTTTACTATAGAAAGAGTAAACCAAGGTAACTGGTTTTTTACAGATTATCAAAATCAAATCTCAAGTGAAAACCAAGAAGCCCTTCAAGAAGATGAAAATGCAAAAAGAAAAAAACTTGCAGGATTAAATTATTCAGCTTATTTAGCTACAATGTTTGGTGGTTTACCTGTTGTAACTGAAGAACAAGAACTACAAGCTGGGGTAAGAAGCCAAAACTATATCTCACCTAATGAATCTTCATATGCTTTTAATACGGGAGAAGATTTTTCATCAGTTGGTAAAGCTTCTTACAAAATTTATATAAATCAACAATTAAGAAAAAAATATGGAGGGGGCAAAGATGGAAAATCTCCATCTAATCAGTTAGGGTTATTACCTTTAGAATTTGATTTAGTGTTAGATGGTATGGATGGTTTTGCTATATATAATAAAATAGAAATAAATCAATCATTTTTACCTACTAATTACGCTGAATCTTTAGATTTCCTTATAAAAGGGATCAATCATAAAATAGATGCAAGTGGTTGGACTACAAATTTATCTACTTTATCTACTTCCAATTTAAATGCTTATACAGTTAAACAAAATGAAGCTAATACTACCCCAGTCCAATCTTCTACAGATGAATCACCAGTTAACTATGACCCATCTCAAGCTTTAAATGGAGAAAATGTAGATTATGATTTACTAAAAAGAGCATGTGAAGCAGAAGGTCATCCATGGGCTACTGAAAAACACGTGTTAAATTTAATAGGAATTAGAAACTTTAAAAATGCTATTCAAACAGCAACTGGTTATAATCTCCCAGCTACAAATCGTTTTGATGATTTGATATGTATAGCTTATTTAGATGAAAATGGAGAAAAACAAGCAGAAGCATTCCCTGCCTCAACTGATCCAGGAAATGAACCTTTACAACGACCTAGTAATAATAGAGGTACTGCTATATTAGTAGAAGGTCATTATGCTGATACATGGAGAACGGGGACACATGCAAGAGGAAAGCGTACAGAACATTACGCATTAAAACAACGTAAAGCTGTAAAACTTTATAGAGACCCAAATCAGGATTTAGTTTATAATCTATCTAGTAATTTAATAGTAGATGGTCCCGCAAGATGTGGGATTAACATACATAAAGGAGCATATGGTACATCATCAAGCAGTAGAATAGGTAGATGGTCTGAAGGGTGCCAAATATTTAAAAGTGGAGCAAACCAAATTAAACTTATGTCTTTAGTTGATAACCAAAAATCAAAAACAAATAAAAAATATGTTTCCTATACTCTAATTAGAAGCACTAACCCAGTAATAGCAGCCTCAGATTTAATATAATATGTACTATCCAAAATCACAAATAACAACTAATTTATACACTAATGGGGGTGAACTTATGTATGCTTTTTCAAGGGTAGAATATAGAGGATCTTATTATAGAACTTCTAATGGAAAATATTATAGTGGTAAAACAACCTCAACACCAAACTCAGAACCTCTAATTTTAATAGATAAAGCAGGGGGTGAACAAATCTTCAATAACCAAATCTTACAATTACACTCTTCAGAAAAATCAAGAAAAAAAAGAAGATCTAATATTTCTCAATCACCAATGATTAAAGCAGAGTATAAACTGGAAAAAGATTATATGCTTGCTACTAATAACCGATATAGTGAATTAAATAAATTTGCCCCTTTAAATAATAAAATCTACCCTACAGAATCAAATTACAAAACAGGACAATATACTAGATATTTTCTAAAAAAAATTAATTCTCCTGTTTTCAAAGAAATTACCAAACCTTTATATAAAAGATATAAAGGATTAGATAAAACTGTTCAATATGACTTATATATTCCATTTAAATTTATTTGGACTATTACTGGAAAAAGTAAAAAAGAAGTAGCTAAAATAAATTATGATATTCTATCTCTAACAGAACAAAGATATAGAATAACAAATTTAGTAAACTATTTTTCTCGAAAAATGTCCGAATACTATAGAGCAGTGGGGGTGCAAGAAAATTTAGAAACTGATGGAACAGAATATGTTCTTGCTTCAACAAACCAACCCTATATAGGAAAATATCATATACACCCAACTTTAGGAGCTATGGCAGGTGCTACTCATATAGAAATAAAACATGACTTGTTAAAGCCTATATCTCAAACCTCAAATAGTAATCAAGGATCATTTGGCAGCTACTAAATAGTTTCGTATATTTAACCAAAATGGTTATATGTACTGGCTAATAGAAGATTTAGAGCAGTTAAAGGTTTTTTGCAATAGTGGTTTTAAAGAGGCTTTCATTGAAATAATTTCCTTTAACGATACAATTCACCCGGCACAAAATGGTGTGTCTTTGGTGTATATTAGGCCATTACTTGCGAGTAAAGGATTTATGCTATGCGTTGACCATAGTGAAACTCTAAATGGAGTAAACACGCATATAAACGCGGTTTTAAATAAATTTAATAAGTTATATTGTAGAGATAAAAAGGAAATATTACACTATTTTTGTCTAAAAACTCTTCATGACATTAACCCACCCCCTACTACATATATACGACCTACAACACAAACACACGAGTTATTCTATAGAAAATATTCGGGTAATAAAGAGTTAAATAAAATTATCCCTGTTGTAAAACATTATGAAGTGTGTGAGATGATTTGGGAAGATCTAAAAGACAATATAAACAAAGAAAAAAATAAATATTATGAATTCTATAACAATAAAACCTCAGTGGTATTCAACGCCATCGAGAGAAGTGGATTACGAGTACACGTACCAACATTCGAAGAATACTTCCATCCCATTAATAGTGAATACGTCTACACTCAGTTCAACTTAAAAACAACCACAACAAGACCATCAAACAAATTTAAAAATGTAAATTATGCCGCACTTAATAAAGAAAACGGATGTAGAAAAAGTTTTATACCACGTAATAATAAATTTATTGAAATTGATATTTCTGCTTACCATCCTAGTTTGGCTGCTCGTCTCGTTGATTATAGCTTTACCACTAGTGATATTCACGCTCATTTTGCTTCCTTATATAAAGTGGATTATAAAAAGGCGAAGGAACTTACTTTTAAACAGCTTTATGGGGGTGTATTTAAAAACTATAAACATCTTGAATTCTTTCAAAAAATAGAAAAATACGTAGGAGAGACCTGGGATAAATTTAATAGAGATGGGTTTATAGAATGTCCGGTGTCAAACTTTGTATATACGAAGGATAATTTGGGGGAAATGAACCCTCAAAAACTGTTTAATTATGTGTTACAAAATTTAGAAACATCTATGAATGTGTTGGTTTTGTGGGATATGTTTCGTATATTACGGGGATATAAGACAAAACTAGTACTATATACTTATGATAGCTTTTTATTTGATTGGGATGAAAATGAAACAGAGTTATTAGAAAATATTAGAAAAATATTTAAAAAATATAAATTAAACATAAAAGAAATAGAAGGTTATGACTACAACTTTGGAGAAACCGCTTAATATGTATAACACGAAATATGACGTTATAACTAACATTCAAAATTTAAGCGATTTGAATAATAAATTATTTTGCACCTTTACAAATTTAGAAGGGCTAGACACACTTATAGAAGATATTAAATCAAAGTATGATATTATATATAATAAACTTTTTGTATTAGAGATAATAGGAAAAGATGAATATGTTATTACATACAATGTAGATCAAACTAATTTATCTTCAATTCCAGAAAATACTATTTTAGTACATAGAAAAAAGGAATCAAATACTCTTTATACTATTAATGCTCTGAATGAGTTAATTAAAAAATTAAATGGAGGAGTTGTTGATACAAGTTATAAAATTGATTGGCAACATTATAGAAATTGTGTTTTACTTACTCAACATAATGAATTAAATCAATTAAATACAAAAATTTACAAAATTCTTGAAATATAGTTTGGACCCCTAAATTACAGTTCGTATATTAAAGTTACATATAAACAGTTATAATTAAAAATAAGTTACATTTATGGATTTATCAATGCTTAAACAGAAATTGGATACCCTCCAATCAAAACCACAGGGTGGTCAAAAGACCGATTACACAACCATTTTTTGGAGACCTACAGTAGGTAAACAACAAATTAGAATTGTACCTTCTGCGTTCAATTCAGCTAACCCATTTACAGAACTTAAGTTCTATTATGGTATTACAAATAAGGTTATGATTTCACCTACAAATTTTGGTGAAAAAGACCCTATTGCTTTATTTGCTCAAAAACTTAGAGAAGGAGAGTATAATAAAGAAAACTATGTACTTGCTAAAAAGCTAGATGCTAAAACACGTACTTTTGTTCCCGTTGTAGTACGTGGAGAAGAAGATAAAGGTGTTAGACTATGGCAATTTGGAAAACAAGTATATGAAGAACTACTTGCACTTGCAGTAGATGATGAGATTGGGGATTATACTGATATTGTAAATGGTAGAGATCTTACAGTTGAAACAGTAGGACCAGAATCAACAGGTACTCCTTATAATAAATCGTCAGTTCGTGTTAGATTAAAAACTTCACCTCTTAGTGAAGATGCTTCATTAGTAGAAAAATGGACAAGTGAACAACCAAACCCAACAGATGGTTTGTTTAAACGTTATTCATTTGATGAAATGAAATCTGCTCTAGAAAAATGGTTATCGCCAGAAGTAGAGGAAGAAGAAACTGTTGCTGCTCCTGCTCCAACTACTCCTCCCCCATCAAATAATTTTAGTTTAGATACTACTAAAGCTAAACAAAATAAAGCAGATGCTTTTGATTCAATGTTTGATGATAGTAAAAAGGTTAATGAAGTTGATGATCTTCCTTTCTAGATATGGCAAAAAAAGCATCAAAGTCTCTTTCGGCGGCCGTGTCCGCCGAAATTAAGAGCAAATTTGATCTTAATAAATTTAAAACCTCTAAAGGTTTAAATAAAAACGTCAAATTTAAGGAACAACAATGGATACCACTATCACCTGCTTTCCAAAAAGTAGCTGGTGTTCCTGGGATACCAATGGGGCACATTTCATTACTTAGAGGACATTCTGATACTGGAAAAACAACAGCACTACTTGAAGCCGCAGTTTCAGCTCAAAATATGGGAATACTTCCTGTGTTTATTATTACAGAGATGAAATGGAATTGGGAACATGCTGCTCAAATGGGATTAGAAGTTAAACTAATCAAAGATGATGAGGATAATGTTGTTGATTATGAAGGCAATTTTATTTATGTTGACAGAGAAACATTACATACAATTGAAGACGTAGCAGCATTTATAATGGATCTACAGAATGAACAGAAAAAAGGTAATTTACCTTATGATTTAGCATTTTTCTGGGATTCAATTGGATCAATTCCATGTCAAATGTCAGTTGAAAAACTGAAAAACAACAATGAATGGAATGCAGGAGCAATGTCAACACAATTTGGTAATACAGTTAACCAAAGTATTGTAATGTCTCGTAAAGAATCATCACCATATACCAATACCTTAATTGCAGTTAATAAAGTTTGGACAGCAAAAGCAGAATCACCTATGGGCCAGCCAAAAATGATGAATAAAGGTGGAATGGCTATGTGGTATGATGCAACATTTGTAGTTACATTTGGTAATATCTCAAACGCTGGAACATCTAAAATTAAAGCAATTAAAGGTGGTATGCAAGTAGAATGGGGTAAAAGAACAAATTTACAGATTGATAAAAACCATGTTAATGGTATGCAATCAAGAGGTAAAATTGTTATGACAAATCATGGTTTTATTCAAGATACTGATAAGGATAAAAATGCTTATAAAAAAGAGCATGCTGATGAATGGTCTAAAATCCTAGGAGGAGGACAATTCAAAATTGTAGAAGACCAAGAAGATACAACACCTGTTCTTTACGATGTAGAGGACTTATAGAAAGTAAAACATGAAACATAAAGAATTATTTAGTCTACTGGACAGCGTCCAGGAGGATCAGGAAGAGACTATCCAAAAAAAACACGATAGAGTACTAATTTTAGATGGTTTAAATCTATTTTTTAGAAACTTTGCTATGATGAATATGGTTAATCCCGATGGAGTTCACATTGGTGGGTTAGGTGGGTTCTTCCGTTCTTTAGGTGCCATGATTAGACAAACAAATCCAACCTCTGTTTATGTAGTATTCGACGGAGCAGGTTCGACAACCAACCGAAAGAACCTGCTCTCCGAATACAAAGGAACAAGAAATTTACAAAGGGTTACAAATTGGGAAGCATTTGATAGTTTAGAAGAGGAACATGACTCAAAAATTGACCAAATTGTACGTATAATACAATATTTAAAGCTATTACCTATTAAAACTACTATACTCGATAAAGTAGAAGCTGATGATATTATAGCTGTGTTATCTGAAAAATTAGTTGAAAAACATAATTCGACCTGTTTTATAGTATCTAGTGATAAAGATTTCCTACAGTTAGTAACTGATAAAATTATTGTATATAGACCAATGGAGAAAGAATATTATACTC